AATATAATTATTGGCAACCTGATTCAGTGATAGTTGAGGCCAAAGCATCAGGTTTACCTCTTACATACGAGCTTAGACAGATGGATATACCGGTTGTGAACTTCACACCTTCACGTGGAAACGATAAGCATGCACGTGTAAATGCGGTTGCACCTTTGTTCGAATCTGGTATGATATGGTGTCCTGAACAGAAATTTGCAGATGACGTCGTTGAAGAGTGTGCTGCGTTTCCGTATGGGGATCATGATGACTTGGTTGATAGTACAACACAAGCAATTATGCGATTCAGGCAGGGAGGATTATTAGAACACCCTGAAGACTATGTTGATGAACAAGTCGAGAAAACGAAAAGGAATTATTATTAATGAACGCAATCTATAAATTTGTTCTTGGATTAATAGGCAAAAGAAGTGGAGTAATTACCGCTCTTCCTAATAAGAAACAAATTGAGTTTCAAGCTAATATGCTAGCAGAAAAGTTTATGCAAAATGGTATAGATCCCAATGCATTAAAATCACCTGAACAAGTAAAAAATGTTCTAGCCAATATTGATCAAGCTAACATGAAAGTTATTCCAGGAGATAGTGCTGAAGGTAAAGGTATTACAGAAAAATTATTAGGTAAGAAAAAAGCACCTGTCTTTGATATGGAAGGCAATAAGATTCCTGAAGGTTCTAAGATCATGGGTGGTAAAGAAGTAAAACCAATAAACGAACTTCAAAATTATACAAAGAGTAAGGAAGAGATAGTACAAGATCTGGTAGATAGAAAATTCGGTAAAGGTTATTTTGACACTGTTGATGAATCAGATGCAGCAATCAAAGCACGTCTTGATGCTGATAATAAAAAAGGTATTGCAGGTATAAAAATTAGTTTAGTTGATGATTCAATTGCTAGAATAAAATCTATGGAACCAATGGATGCAATGAAAGAAGCAAATCTAGTTGCAGGTAAAAAAGGTAAGTATGCAAACTTAGATGATAATCAAGTTAAAAAAATTATGGATGATACTCAAGATCATATCTTTCAAGATGCAGATCCTCTTGATGATTATGCAACAGGTGGACGTGTTGGTTTAAAAGGTGCAGGTTTTATAAATTTTATAAAAAACATGACCATGAATAAAAAAAGTCCATTACAGTTTGGTAAAGATTATTTAAAAAATGTTAAAGATAAAACATTAAAAGCAAATGAAACAGGTAAGTTTATGGATCTACCTATTGCAGAAGTTGGTATCCCTGCAACAACGGGAGCTCTTGTAAATAATCAAATAAGAAAAAAATTAAAAAATATGAATGAAGACCAGAAAGAAGAAAACTTAAAAATGTTTATAATGGAATTAGAAAATGATGAGTTCTATGATAAGTATCCAGAACTTAAAGATGAAATGATAGCAAACTATACTGAAAGGCTTTTTGGTGTAAAAAAAGCAGACGGCGGACGTATTGGTTACAAAGCTGGTGGCATTGATAAGATGAGAAGACTTGTTTTAAAAGCTATGGGAGCTGGAACAGCAGGTATCGCAGCAGCTAAGTCTGGAATATTTTCTGGAATAGGTAAAGGCGCTGGTAAAACTGTTGCAAAAGAAGTTGCACAACAAACTACATCGAGTATGCCTCCTGCCTATTTTTTTAAGCTTGCAGAAAAAATTAAAAATAGTGGTGATGATGTTACAAAAAGATTTGCAACTAAAGATAGGGAAGTTGTTACAAATTATCAAAGTAAAAATGGTGATTTTGAAATGTATGAAGATTTAGATACAGGTGATGTTAGAATCAAAATTACAAAAGGTGATCCAGATGCTCCTGGATACAATCAACAAGAATTAACTTTAACTAAAGGCCAGGCTGATGAAACTACAAAAGTGACTCCAGCAGATGAATATGATGAGTATACTGTTAAATCAGATTTTGATGGTAAGATGAAAGATATTGAAGATGGGTTAGATGACATCGAAGATATAATAGACGAAATTGGAGTTGAAAATATTACAGTAAAAGATTTAGAAAAGGCTGGATATATTCCTGAAAGATTACCTTATGAAATAAGAAAAAAATTAGGAATTAAAGATGCACCATCAATCAAATATGCAAGCGGTGGATTAGCCTACATGTTAGGAGAGTAATGAATCCTTATAGACTTAAAGATGTATTTAACTATTTAACATCTAACAACCAATTACTTAAAAGAAAATTAAAACTGGGTACTGATGAAATACCTATCCCTCCTAAACGAGATGACGTTAAAACTATAGAAGCAATTAACAGATTTAACAAAGCTAACCCTAGAGTTGACACTACAAATTTAAAACCTCTTTCAGTAAAACATTCTAACGTTAGACAATCTAATGTTAATGAACCTAACGAAGGCGTGATCCAAGGTGCGTTCGACACGGCTACTAGAGAAGCACAATCAGAAGGTTATCCTGCACCAAACTACGAGAAGTTTAAAGCAAGATACTTGAAAAAGAATATGAAAGCAGATGGTGGTATGTTGGTACAACCCAGTGACGACGGATCACGGCCCGGGTATGCTAAACCAATAGATAACCCACTTACTAAAAATCAAAAACAAAAAGTTATAAACGCTTTTCCAGATATAAAATTTGATTTTGATACATATCCTAAATACGGTGTTAAAAAATATTTAACTGGAGATGATCGTAAAACAAATAAAGATTACACAAAAGTAGATAGATTTACAAAAAAAGGTTTTACTCTAGAACAAGGTGAAGGTTTAAGCACTAGGGGTAAGGTGTATCAAGACAGAGGTAAAAGGTTATCTGTTAAAGATCAAGAAAAAATAAAAAGTTTATTTGAATTACCACCAGGTGAAGAATGGGATTTTAAAACCCATAAATACGGAATCAAACAAGCAGGTAGAGAAAATCTTTTGGTTAGAATGGCAAGAGTTGTTAAAGAAAAAAAGCCGTGGAAGATAGCTGCTGATGTAGGTTCTCCTAAAGGTTGGATGCTTTTACAAATGAATAGAGTCTATGAAAATGAAAAAAAAGCTAAAGTTAAAAACCCTACATACAAACCTATTTTTAAAAAGATAAATGAAGTTAATAGAATAATAGGATTTAAAGATAATACTGCAGCAGGACAAGGTAAAACTTATTATGGGTTAGATAAATATAGTAAAAAAAATGCAACTGATTGGGCACAACATGGAGATTATAAACAAAATGTAAAATTATTTGATATAGCTAAAAGATCAAATAATGCACCGAATGAAGTAATTACTGGTTTATTAAATGACAAAGGATTTAAAGGTAAAGTAACTTTAAATAATTTAGTAAATTTTTTATCGGGAGTAGAAGGAACATCCCCAGCATCTATAAAAAATGCAATTGTTAGACACCATAATTCAGGTGTAGCATTTGGAAGTGCAACAAATGATCTTTCTTTAACAACACAAATAATAAACAAAAAAATTGTAGAAGCTGAAAAAAGAATTAGATCTGGTAGTGTTTTATCAGAAGATGTTCAATTGTTAAAAAATAATAATATATATGTTAGAGGAAATGATGGTAAATTATATGGATCAGGAAAAAAATCTGCAATAGGTCAGTTTAAACAGATAGAATCTGATGTAGCCAGTGCTATAGAATCAGGTAAAAATTTTAAAGGAGAAAAATTTAAAATAACAGATATTAAAAAATATGTAGCGGCTTTAGGTGGTGGCACGTGTTCCGTGTTTAGTGGTAAGAAAGCAGCTTTAAAAGCAGATGGTGGCCGTATAGGTCTTCAAGAAGGAACCCCTAACATAGATGATTGTTTTAAATCAGGATCTGCAGTTATAAACTCTGGTAAAGTTCCTGTAGATAAAGCAGATGATTTTGCTCAACTTTTAAAACGAGCAGGTAATATTGGAAGAGGTATTATGAAGTTTGGTATTATACCAGAAGCTTTATATGCTACCGCAGATTCATTGATAAGAGTTGGTATGGGAGATACTTTTACAGAAGCAGGATTAAGGGCAACTGATTATTTATTACCTGGAGATCAAACTAAAGCAGCTGAGATAAGTAAAGTTTCAAGAGTATTTGGTGATGAGACAGGTGAGCTTGTAGGAAGAACTATTGATTATAAAAATCAATTAGCAAAGATACAAAGTCTAGAAGATCAAAAAGCAAACTTTGAAAACTTATCTGGTGGTGGAGAGTTTGATTACATAGGAGACTTAACTGGTGATGTTAACAATGTAGAAAAACAACTTATACAAGCAAGAAATGATTTAGATAATAAATTTAAAATATCAGAAGCAGAACAACTATTTGCTGAAAGCAAACAAGACGATGCCTATGATGCAAGTAAAGCTAATTCTTTTTTTACAAGGTTAAAAGCAAAATACAGAGATTCATCAGATAATCTTAGTGATGTAGAAACATTAGCAGCACCTGAAAAAACTCAAATGCAATTAAATTTAAATATGCTTCCTAATTTTACAGAAACAATGAAAGATCCTGAAATAAAAAAAGATTTAGATTATGTAAATCTTCCTGAAAAAAACATTAGAGAATATTTTACAACTCAAGGTACCCCTGAAGAAATAGATTCTTTTTTACAATATCAAAAAGATTTAAAAGATGCTTATTCATTAAACAATTTATCTAACACTTTTGGAAAAGAACAAGTTTACGGAACACAAGGAACGTTTGGCGGAGAGCCTGTAGACATGACAAACTACAAACCTAATCCAAATAGATTTGAAGGTTTTAAATTAGGTATGGCATCAGGAGGCATAGCAAGCCTAACAGACACCATTCCACCAAAATCAGGGCCAACACCTCATGGGTTGCCTTCTCTAATGAAACGTGGTATTAAAATAAAGGAGTAATAAATGGCAGATATAGATAAAGGACTCCCGAACACTAGAACTAAAATTGAGATTCCTTCAGAAGAGGAATTGCAAGAAGTTGCTGTTCAGGATGAAAACGTAGAAGAATTAAAAGGACCAGTTGAAGTTATCCCTGAAGAGGATGGCGGAGCAACAATCGATTATGATCCAGGTGCAATAAACACTTCAGGTTCAGAATCACACTTTGATAACCTAGCAGATATTTTACCAGAAGAAGTAGTTGAACCTATTGGAAACGAGATGGTTCAAAACTACATGGATTATAAATCATCTAGAAAAGAATGGGAAAGTGCTTACACAACTGGATTAGATCTATTAGGATTTAAATATGAAAATAGAACAGAACCATTTCAAGGAGCAAGTGGTGCAACTCACCCAGTTCTTGCAGAAGCAGTAACTCAGTTCCAAGCACAAGCTTACAAAGAATTATTACCAAGTGATGGTCCAGTTAGAACACAAGTTATAGGAATTAAAAATCCACAAACTGAACAACAATCGCAACGTGTTAAAGATTACATGAATTACTTAATCATGGACACAATGAAAGAATACGAATCTGAATTTGATTCTATGTTATTTCATTTACCACTTGCAGGATCTACATTTAAAAAAGTTTACTACGACGTTCCACTTGGAAGAGTGGTATCGAAGTTTGTACCAGCGGATGAATTAATTGTACCGTATACAGCTACCTCATTAGACGATGCGGAAGCAGTTATTCATACCGTGAAAATTTCAGAAAACGAATTAAGAAAACAACAAGTCAGTGGTTTCTACAGCGACGTTGAGTTAGGACCTCCAGGAACAGATTCTAATGGAGAGCTATCTAAAAAAGAACGTGAGCTAGAAGGAACTAAAAAGACAGGTAAGAACGAACCTGTTTACACTTTGTTAGAGTGTCATGTTAATTTAGACTTAGAAGGTTTTGAAGATGTTGGAGCAGATGGTGAACCAACAGGAATAAAATTACCTTACCTCGTTACAGTCGATGAAGGTAGTAGAAAAGTTTTGTCTATTAGACGAAACTATGCGCCCGATGATCTAAAGAAAACTAAAATCCAATATTTCGTCCACTTCAAATTTCTGCCAGGACTTGGATTTTATGGCTTTGGACTCATTCACATGATTGGCGGATTGAGCAGAACGGCAACGGCTGCTCTCCGTCAATTATTAGACGCAGGTACTTTATCAAATTTACCGGCTGGATTTAAACAGCGTGGAGTTAGAGTAAGAGATGAAGCATCACCAATACAACCAGGTGAGTTTAAAGATGTAGATGCACCCGGTGGTAATTTAAGAGATGCTTTCTTTCCTCTACCATACAAGGAACCTTCTCCAACATTATTGAACCTATTAGGAGTTGTAGTATCTGCTGGTCAAAGGTTCGCGGCTATTGCTGATATGCAAGTAGGTGATGGTAATCAAGCAGCAGCTGTTGGAACTACAGTTGCGTTATTGGAGCGTGGTTCAAGAGTCATGAGCGCTATTCACAAAAGATGTTATGCAGCGATGAAGAGTGAATTTAAATTATTATCTAAAATAGTTTCACAATATCTACCACCAGAATATCCATACGATGTGGTTGGTGGAGCACGAAACATTAAACAATCTGACTTTGATGATAGAGTAGATGTAATACCGGTTGCTGATCCTAATATATTTTCAATGAGTCAGAGAATAACTTTAGCTCAAACACAACTACAGATCGCAACATCAAATCCACAATTACATAACATGTATCAAATCTATAGAAACATGTATAATGCGATTGGTGTAAAAGATGTCGATGCAGTTTTACCTCCACCGGCGCCAACAGCACCGATGGATCCAAGTTTAGAACACATAAATGCATTAGGTGGAAAACCTTTTCAAGCTTTTCCAGGTCAAGATCACAGAGCACACATCACAGCTCACTTAAATTTTATGTCAACTAATATGGTTAGAAATAATCCTGCTGTTATGGCTGCAATTCAAAAAAATATATTAGAGCACATCTCAATTATGGCTCAAGAACAAGTTCAATTAGAGTTCAGAGAGCAAATGGTTAACATGCAACAAATGCAACAGATGTCAGTGAACAATCCACAGATACAACAACAGTTACAAATGCTTACAAATCAAATTGAAGCAAGAAAAGCTGTCTTGATTGCTGAAATGACTGAAGAATTTATGAAAGAAGAGAATAAAATCACTTCACAAATGGATTCAGACCCACTATTGAAATTAAAATCACGTGAAGTTGATCTAAGAGCAATGGAAAATGAACGAAAAAAAGAAGCAGATCAAACAAAAGCTGATTTTGATAGAGCAAAATTAATGCAAGCAAGAGAATTAGCTGAAGATAAAATGGATCAGAACGAAGAATTAGCAGAATTACGTGCTAGTACGAGTTTAGCTAAGTCTGGAGTCAAAGAAATGACTGTTCTTGACAATTAATAATGGTATAATAGGATAACAAAGGTAAATATTATGATAAACTATAAAAAATCAAAGCAAATAGACATTCCTGAGCAGAATATAGAAGTAGATCCAAGATCTAAAACTACTGCTGATGGTGCTTTCAACTATATTCCTACTGGAGACAAGGAAAAAGTTAGAGGTACTAAAAGAATGTTAGCTGAAAAGAAAAAAATAGCTACTTGGTACTAATATGTGGTTTCAGGCAATTAAATTAGCCGTCTCTGCTGGAAGTAAAATTTACGCTAACAAGCAGAAGACTAAAATGGCAATGTCAGACGCACAGCTTATGCATGCATCTCGTATGGCCGAAGGAAAAGAAGCTTACCAAGGCAAACTTTTAGAAGCCAGACAATCGGACTGGAAAGACGAGGCGGTTTTGATAATTTTGTCGGCGCCAATCGTAATTTTGGCGTGGGCAGTCGTAAGTGAGGACCCGACAGCGATGGACAAAGTAAAATTGTTCTTTGACATGTTCTCCACGCTCCCGAGCTGGTTTACAAATTTATGGATTCTTGTCGTGGCGAGCATTTATGGTATAAAGGGTACACAGATTTTTAAAAATCACGGAGGAAAAAAATAATGTCTAAATATCACAATGCATTTCAAGGGTTTGTAAAAGCATTTACAGCTGCAGCAAAACCTGGTGTAAAAGGAAATCCAACAACTATCATTGGAGTAGCTCCTTCTAAAAATATAAAAAAATTTCAAGAACAAAAAGAAAAAATTATTAAGACGACAGATGCATATAAGAAAAAAGTTAACGATCCTGAAATTAAAAAGAAAATGAATGAAGGTACTTCTAAAACTCTTGGAAAAATTTCTCAAATATTAAAAGGTAAAAAAGTAGAAAAAAAAGCTGATGGCGGAAGAATTGGTAGAAGACTTGGTGGTGGAGCTGACATGGCTAAAAGAAAAACAAACGTTCAAAAAATAAAAGAAACGTTTGGTCCAAAGAAAAATGTTCCAAATAAATTTAAAGGTTTCTCAAAACTACCAGAAAAAGTTCAACAAAAAATTAACAAGAAACTAGCGAAAAAAGTCTAATGGCAAAACTCTGTGCAAAAGGCAAAGCAGCCGCTAAAAGAAAATTCAAAGTCTACCCCTCGGCGTACGCTAACATGTATGCTTCAGGAGTTTGTTCAGGTAAAATTACACCAGGTGGAAAAAAAGGTAGTCGTAAAAAAGCTATGGGTGGTGGAATGATGGATATGACTAGAATGAGATACCTTAAAGGAGGACAAGTATAATGCCAGGACAAGATCCAAGAAAAGCAGGACCTAAAGCAGGAACACCTATGACTAGGGAAGAAAGAAAAAATTTACCAAAAAAAAGTAAAGTTATAGTTATTGAAATGGGAAAAGATGGACCTATAACAAAAGGTAAAACAATGCTTGAAGATATTATGGGGAATGTAGAATTTAAAGCTAAAGGTGGAAGAGCCGGATACAAAATGGGTTCTAAATGTAAGTTAGCTACAAAAGGCAAAGGAAGAGCTTACGGAAAGAATTCGTAATGCGTACACACTTTTCAAAAGGTGGATTAAGAGAATGGGTAGCACAGAAATGGGTAGACATTGGAGCACCGAAGAAAGACGGCAAGTATCAACCATGCGGGAGAAGCAAAGGCTCAAAGAGGAAATATCCAAAATGCGTCCCACTTGCAAAAGCCACACGGATGACAAAAGGGCAAAAGGCGAGTGCTGTCAAACGAAAACGAGCAGCGGGTAATCCCGGTGGTAAACCAACTAACGTAAAAACATTTGCATAATGAACTTAGAAAAAGATTTACAAAGATTAAAAAAAGAAAAAGCATTAAAAGAATCTGCTATTGCTCAACTTAGAAAAAGAAGTAAAGACTCTAATGCTAGACCAAGAGCAGAAAAAAATATATTA